TTCCATGTTCATTCCAGCTTGCTCACCAGATGCAACAGCTCCTTGAGTAAAGAAGTAAGTTGAATATTCTGTTGAAGAACCTGAGTTGACAGTCGCTACATCATCAGAAACGATTACACGAAGTCCACAGTATGTAGGAACAGAACCATTACCACCGTAAGCACCAGCAATAGAACCACCAGAAGCAGTTGCAGTTGCGTTTGTGTCAGCAGCTAAAACATAATCAACAAGCTTTCTTTCTACTAAGTCGTAGTAGACAGCAGAGTGCATAGCAACAGCAGTTAGCTTGTCACCAGCATCTCCAAGAAGTGCTTTAGCCTTTGCTACATGCTTAGGAGCTAAAACTGTTGGAGTATCACCTGATCCTCCATCAATAGTCAAAGCAAATAAAGCAGCATTGGAGTCTGTTGTATTAACAGAACCAAAAACACCAGCAAGACAAGAGATCAAGTCTTTTTGACGTTGGTTAGCAATATAAGCAGCAATTTTATTACCAATAGCTGCCATTGGATCAGCACCAGCAGCAAGAGCCGCTAAATCTCTAGCCTCAAAAGCACGACCTCTGTGAAGAATCACACCGATCTGCTTGTCAGCTTGGATTTTGCCAGGAGTTAAAGAAGCACTATCTGAAAGAACTTCAAAATCACCAGAAAGATTTGCTTTCCAGTAAGGGACATTCACAAAGTCTCCACCTTCTGTCGCATTAAGCTCTGCCAAAGGCTGAACCACACCGCTCTGCAAAAATGCATCACGCTGAGTTGTTTGCTCAATAACGTAAGGCGTGAAAACCTCTGGAATGATTATGTCCGACCTTAAAGTCGCCATAAAATTTTCCTAAATAAAGATTTTTACGATGTGGGCATAACCCAATAGGCTCCGCATAACTTCGCCTTCTTAAAACATATTAGCGTTTAACGGCATTTTTCAAGCGTTCATACATATCTTTGTCTGTTCTATACAATCTCATTTGTTCTGTAATATTAAAGTTTTCAGGCTCAAACGGATTTTTACTTCCTGCAGGAATGTCATTTCCACTTGTTCGACCAGCAGGCGCACCACTTCCTTTAGGCTTTGGCTGTTTTAAAATGTAATCAGGTAATTGTTTTTTCGCCCAATCATTAACTGGTGTTCTTTCGTACCCATCAATAACAACAGGAACACCGTTATCAACTTCTATTTTGTCTTTAGGCAGGAAGTTATTTAATACTAAATTTGGATCATGTACGATTTCCGCCAAGGCTTGTACTGCAGGACTGACAAGTTCAAGTTCTCGAATTTTTGCTTCGAGTTCATCAATTCGTTTTTTGTCTTCGCCTGATTTTTCTCTGTATTGTTTTTCAAGGGCAGTTTTGGCTTCTCCATATTTGCCTTCTTGCTCAAGTCGAGATTGTTCGGCATTTTGTTTAAACTTCTTTAAGGATTCATAGTCAGGAGGAACTTCTAACAGTTCCTTTTTCTGCATCTTTCCTATTAACTCATAATTTTTCTTTTTTAAACTTTCAATTTCTTGCTTAAGTTGGTCACTTTCTGTGTTCTCCATAGGAGCGTCAGAAGGCATAGCCTCCTGAATCTTTTCTTCAGACATGAAAGATTATTAAATTTGTTTCCTATAGTAGCAAGTCTTTAGATTTATTCTTACTTGTTGTCTCTTTCTTTTTTGTAGATTCTTTTTTAGCTGCTTTTAACTCTGAAAGTTTTTGAAAAAAAGTTTTTGACATTTGATTTAATAAAGCAATCCTAATTTAATACTTTTTCCCTTTGTTGCCCTTTCCTTTTTTTTTCTTAGGCATCTTTTGAAGGAGCAAGAGATGGATAGCGTTTTGCTAATTGATCTAATGTTAGCTCAGTTCCATCTTTTCTGACAATCTTCCTTAACGCAGATTGTGGTCCTTCCTTTTTTGATAATTTGACAAAATATTGAGATTTCCATTTACCAAAGACTTCTTCTTGAACTGATCTTGGTTGTTTTGCTAACCAATCAGCATAAGAAACTTTTTGAGGAACTCTTCCTGATTCACTTGGTCTTGTTGTTGTTTTTGTTTTAGATGGTGGGGTTATATTTAATTTTTCATAATCAATAACAGGAACAGTGGTTGACCTACAATTAAAATGCTGTGGAGGTGTTGGTCCTTGTCCATATTCAAATGTTTGTCCATCTAAACGAGCACAAACCAAAGAAGTTCTACTATCTAAAGTTGCAACATATTCATATTTATTAGTTACATCTTTATTCGCTTCATAAACTTTTTGACTTGCTGCATTAGCAACTTGATTAATACTTGTCCTAAGAATTGTCATAATTTGCTTGTCTGCCATCTTTGTTGAAACGCCACCCCTATCAGCAATTTGTTGAACACTCCCTTTTAACGCATTTCCAAAATGTAACCGACCTGATAATCTTTTTGCTATTTTTTGAGTTGTTTCACCTGTCAACAATCCATTCCTAACCGTTTTTGTAAATAAATCAGCTTGTTTTGAAGCAAGTCCTCTAAAAGCTTTTTGGACAGTTTCACCGTTAGGTAAAGTAATCACAGCACCCTCAGAAGCTGTCAAACTGAAAACAGGTTGAACCGCACCTTTTCTGACTGCTGCTTCTATTTCCCCTGGCAAAGCAAAAATATTTATTTTTGTAGGATCAGTAGTTACAACGGATTGAGCAAAATCAGGACTAACAGAAACATTCCTTACAGTATTAGAAAAACCTGTAGGCAAACTCCTTCTTAATTGATCTTGAACAAATTCAGTTTGAAGTTGTGCTAAACCTTGTAATTCTTGAGCCGTTACTGTCGCACTATTAATTGACCAAGTTCCTAAGCTATCTTGTAATTCAGCTAACAATAATCTCAATCTGGCAGTTGTGTAAGGAGAACTGATTTCATCTAAAGTTGCAAGTTGAGTAGTTACATCAAGGATGATTTCATTGTAAGAACTAATAATTTTCTTTGAAACGCTATTACTAAAGCGATTCAAATCAATAGGTCTTCTATAAAAGGCTTCTGGTGTGGACATTCATCAGGCAGCAAGATTACTTTCATCTTCAGGTTCAGCAGATTCTTCAGGCATGTTTTCCTTCTCAGGTATTTCAGGAGTGTCCATTTCTATTAATCCACCCGCCTGAGTTGCTTCAATTTCTTCCTCTATTTCAAACTCATCTCCTAACACTTCCCCTTCATGTAATTGTTTTAATAATGTTTCTTGTGTGATTGTTCCAGCAGTATATAAAGAAAGCAAACTTTGAATCTCAGTTGGTTCAAGTCTTGATGCTAAGAAATCTCTATTTACATAACTACTACCAGAATCATTGCTTCCTAAATAACGAGCATGATATTGAAGAGAATTGTCAATCATATCTTGCATCTGTTGTGCAACTACCATCATCGTGCTGTCGCCTTGTGATCGGTCTATTTTCTTTGCTTCTGCTGTCTCTGCTGATAACTTCTGTCCAAGCACCGCAGCTAAACCAAGTTCATTGATCTGTGCTTCTAATTGTTGGAGTCGATCAAACTGAGCCTTGTAACTTGTGCCTTTGCTTTCTATGTATTCAGCACGACCTTCAGCAGGAAAGGCAATAGCTTCTCCAGGGCCAGCAGAAACTTCTTCTGCAGATTGAGGGAACCCGAAGAAAGCAAGCATTGGGACAGCAGAGATATGTAACTGATTATCTAAATCACTTTGAATCTGATAGGTCTTCAAATTTAATTCGGCAATGTCTTCCATAGGAGGACGTGACTCCATTACATTCACTCGGTTTGAATAAGCAACAGAAAAAGGGATCTCATCAAGACTTGTTGTGCCTTCGTTCCATAATTTATAATTTCCATCCTTGTCTTTTCTGTGAATCTCAAAATTGCCAGGAGTCAACAAACGAACTTGCTCAACTTGTTTTTCACCATAAAGACCATCTGGTTCAAATACTTTTTCAAGTAGCCGAATCTGAATAAACTTCTGCTGCCCATCAATTAAATCTGTTCTCCAACCTAAAATTTCTCTGGGAGTATAAGTAACCCAATAAGGACGTCCATTTTCTCCTGCTGCTGGAGCATCAACTAAAACACCGCAATGTCCGTAGCGGATCATTTTACGGGCGGTCTCGTAAGTCCAGACATTAAGATCATTTCCCTGTAAGTCCACATCAAACAATTGCTCCCGAATTACATCAGCAATATCATTTAAACGAACAGGCTTTCTTGTTAGCATTCCAGCCAACATTCTCTCAAGACGCTGGTAATAAGGAGGACAAGAACTTCTTGCCAATCTGTTGTCATAACTTTCATCTAATTCTCTCGGCTCTTGAGGCAGGTATCTTCGATGCTTACTTCTTATTTCATAACTGCCACCAAGCAAATCTTCAATTAATTGCCAATGAGGTTCTTGTGCAAACCACTGACTATTAGGATCATTTATTTCAGCATTTGCAGACGCTTTTTCCCTGTTGTAATGATTGTACCCGCTATACACTTTTAAACCTCACAAGTTGCATGTAAACAGTTTAGTCCTAATACAGCCTAATTCCTGTTCCTCTTCCTGCTCTAGCATATAACGGATTAAATTCACGCCAAACAACATAACCAAGAGCATCATTGACATGGTCGTATCCTGCCTCTTTATCTGGATCACCTTTCTCTGTGTAAGATTGCAATTCCAAGCATTCTATTAAGCATCTGCAACAGGAAGCAATCTCCAATCGTATTTGACCTTGTCCGTTCTCCAAAAGAGCTTGGACAGACGAGACTCGATCTCTGACGGGGGGGTTAGCTTTCGGGCTTTGGTTTGTGAATCCATAACTTTCAAGTATGGATATGTCGGTCTGTGCTGCATTTGTTGAACGGTTCCCTCCTGAAGAATCTGGGTAAACAAATATTCGCCGATGTGGGTATCTACGAATAATTTCTTTAGCAAGAGCATCAGTGTCATGTGCTCCTGTGATTTCATCAATTATGACTAGCTTTTCACCAGTACGCACCCCTATCACCGCAGACATGTTAGAAATATTAAAGTCAATTCCAATTCGTAAAGGTTCTTCATCAAAGTCATATTTTTTGTCGGTTACATGCAACTCCCTGTTGAACCTGTCATACACCTGACCAGTTGTTAAATTCGTAAATTCTCCATTTAGATACGCTTGTAAAAGGCTTGGATCATAGTTAGCTTCTAATCTTGAAATGAAGTCGTCTGGTAAATGTGGATTGTCAGATGTTTTCATTTTTATTAAACGTCTGTCTTCTCTTTTCTTTGCATCGTCACTTCCAAAGGTTTGCCACATCCAACGAAATCCTTCAGGAGTGGAAGCAACGCCAAATTGACGCACATTTCCAGAACGTAAACGGCCTAAGATTTTAGGAAAAGCTCTTGACGCAATCGTGGGAGCAACTGTATCTATTTCATCAGCAAGCACCCAAGCTAAGTTCAATCCAATTATCCTTGACCAGTTTTCAAAAGACCTGCATAAAATTTTTGTATCTCCTTTTGGTAAATGCAAAGTGTATTCAGGTAAAGGAGAGGCTCTGAATGTGTAGGGAATGTCGTATTCCTCTAAATAGTTTTCAAAATCATTCATCCAAATATCCCGAATCAATGGGCCAGTTGGTTCCATAACACAACCTGTAAAGCCTTGATTCGCTAAAGCAAGGTGAATAGCTTTACAACATAAGGCTCTTGTTTTACCTGCCCCATACCCTGCCGACATCCCTAAGATTTCTGTTTCATAATCAGTAACAAAATCTAATTGACCTGGATGTAAATTTGTTCGCATCTTGAGTGTAAGTTCATCTACATCAAGAATGCCTTTTCCGCTCCCCACTTTCTGAAGGACTTTGCCTTCTGCTACTACAGAAAGAAAACTATTAATCATATATTTTAGCGATCTTTGCAGCCGTATTAATTGCACCTAAAGCAACTGATAAATTATTTTGCTCCATTCCTTTTTTATGAATGATATTTAACTGTGCTAACAACACAGCAGCAAAAGCTTGTCTATCAAGGTTGTAATCCTCTTGCAAAAATAGGCGAGCTTCAGAAACATATTCATCAACTTGCCTTATTTTTACCCCCCATTGTTGAGCAGCGTATTGTGCTAAATCAGAACGAGTTGCACCATTAGCAATCATCCTTGAAAAACGCTGAATACGAAATGCTTTTTCAGCAGCCGTACACCGTTTAGTCTTTTCTTTTTTTTCCGAGTCTTGATCCATGGTGTCAGCCTAACGAAGCAAATGAATCCAAGGCATACCAAACATGGCTATTACGATAACCGCCTTGGTGTGTAGGTTCTATAGGTGTTACTCCATGACTGTTCCTCCATGCAGGGTAAACCAAAAGAGAGTTATTGGATTGATCAAAGCAAGCACCATAATCAGGTACATATAAATTTCCTCCATTTGAGTTTTGCCTTTTTGTGATTATCAAGTTCACTGCCCCTTTGACATTTGCATTATCTCGGTGGATGGGGGCTGCAATATTGCAATTGCTGATAGTCGAAGAACAATAAGGCGTGAACCTCCATTTTTCAGGCAACCTGTTTGAAATGACCTCAATGTGTTTTTCATAAACATTTGGAATGTAATCCTCAACAAGTCCCATTGCTATCTTTCCAGCTTTCAACATTGCTTTCACAAAAACAGATGCAGATTTCTTGAGGTGAACTTGAGACCTTCCACCCCAAACTCTTCTCATGTGAGGTTTAGGTGGAACACTTCCTAAAATTGTTGAATACTGAGAAATTATTTGATATTTTTTCTTGCCTTTTGGATCATGCCCTAAAGGAACTTTTCTATCCATCCTGCTTTTTGGAACCCTTTCAGATCGAAGTTCTGAATCGGCAATGTTTACCAAATTCCCTAATTCTTGTGGAAGATCCTTCAGGAACAAACCAGCAGGAGTTCCATCTGTATCCACTAAAACACAAGAATCCAAAACATTAGGTGAAATCTTAGGACATTTATCAGCGACTTTGAACGAGTGTTCAGTGAGTGAAAGTTTGACGACAGGTAGTTTCATTTGACAATCCTTTTTAATGACTTGGCATAACCAGCTATATCGAGTTTGCAGTCAATACGTTGTTTTCTTTTTACAAGTTTAGAAAAGGGAGCCCAATCTTTTACTAATTTTTCAGCCCATACAGTGTCTTTTTTCTGAGCATACAAATGTTGTAAGCCTCCTGCATTTGTTCCAAGCCCAGGACAGTTGAACCACGCATGCAGATCAACAATGACTCCATCCGAATGTTTTATGGCAAGCATTGTAAAATCTCTATCCTCTTTTCTGTCAGGTCTGTATTCCCATGTGATTTTAGGAACATAAAGCAAGACACAAACTTCAGGAGGTCTTTTGTTGATTGCATACCTTTTCCCTTTCATTGAATAAGACCACGCATATTGACAATAATTCAGACCATTCACAGGGAATTTGTAAGCTTTAACTTTCTCATAGAAATCAACTAAAACGGTTGCATCTCCTTTTATCGTTTTCCCTGCTTTTGCAATTCCAAAACCTTTCACATCATCATCAACGACCCAAATCCAATCCATTTTATTTTTACGGGCAAATGAAAGAATGAAATTCCTTACATAAGAAATACCTTTTTCATTTTCTGGTATTACTTGCAAATTGGGAACTCCTGCTTCTTTGTAAGCTTTTTCATCTTGAGGTTCAACAAAGTGGTAAAAAGACAACCCAACTTCTTCAAATAATTTATAAGCAACAGTGTTAGGCCTCCCTTTTGACGGGATGCAAATATTCACGACCTCAAAGCCTCAATCAATTTCATCCCTACATATACACCTTTTTTCCTAGCAGCCTCAACTAAAGCTTTTGCTTCTTCATGGTCTGCCTCTTCAAAATCAATCATTATGCTTCTCCTAACACCCTCAGCAAAACTAGACAAATCTTCATCATCATCATCATCATCAAGAGCACTTAAATCAATTTCTTCCCCAAAGGTAGGCAACTCATCACCCCAACCTAAAACACTTAAATCAAAACCAGCATCAGCTAAAGAAACCAATTCAGATTGTAATAAGTCATCATCCCAACCAGAAGCTAAAGCAAGTTGATTGTCTGCAATCACATAAGCTTTTCGCTGATCTTCAGTTAAATGTTCAAGGGTGATAGTTGGAATTGTTTCTAATCCAATTATTTCTGCTGCAAGTAAACGACCATGTCCAGCTATTACATTTAAGTTTTTATCAACTAAAACAGGGTTAGTGAAGCCAAATTCCTTGAGACTGCTAACTAAACGATCTATTTGAGCCTCAGAATGTGTCCTTGGGTTGTTTTCATGTAGTTTTAAGGTGCTTTTTTCTCTTAAAACAATTGATTGAGGAGCAGAAAGGGTCATTTAAGTGGTTTTTCTAAAATAATAATAGTCGGGGGATGGATCCGCACCACATACGGCCCTGCCTTAACCTTTAGCTTTCCACTCCAAAGGCGTATAGCTTTCAACCTGCTACAACCAAAAGATGCAGGTATCAGGCTCCCCGACAAAATAATAATAATAAAATTGAAGACAAAAAAAAGCCCCAGTAAAGGGGCTAAAGGTTTAAAAGATAAAGGCGGCTGAGATAGAGATAGCTGCAAGGTAGAAAAGAAACATAGTTACTCTTTCCTGATTGTTAACTCTCTTGTCTAAACCTTTTGCAGTTTTCAAGAGTTCAGGTTTTAGCATTTTTTCTAAAACCTTAGAAGAAGAAGTCATTGGTAAGAAATCCCCTCAATGTGCTTTGTGCAAGAAAAG